TTTACAGTTGTTCCGTCACCCGTAAAATTTGCAATTCTTGTAAATGCAGCATCATTTATTGGGGAAATATTGTCATAAGTTCCAAGCAACGTGCCAGCAGAATCTCTTAAAATAAATTTGTATGACAGCCCATTTGTTAACCAAATTTCACCACTAGAAACACGGCCAGCAGAATCCAAAACAATTGGATTGGAATGTGCAATTGTTCCCGCGCTGGTGGTGTAAGTGGCTTCGGGTGTGTTGGTTCCGGCCAAATAGGTGTAAATCAAACCACCAGCCAAAGGAACGCCGACATTGTTAAAAAATTGCGCGGCAGCGCCGCCAACTGGTGATAAGTTAACCGACATTTTTTATCCCTTCAAATCCGGTGTGAACGTTTGGGGCGCCCAGGGCAACGGTGTGACGCGTTGCGCTTTCAAAGCGGCCAATTGTTCGTTCAGGCGCTTTTCAATCATGTTGGCGCCCTCTTGCATTGTTTCGGCCCGAACCCAGGCCACGATCATGTCTTCCGTCACATTCGCAAACGCGACGTTCAGTTTTGGCTCTTGAAACGTCCAAAAACCTTCCGTTTCAACAACCAAATCGCCATCGGCGACGGTTGCAAAGTATTTTGCCCTGGTAATCAGTTCGCCATCGGGTGAATCAATGCCCAGGATTTTCCATTTTGTTGTCATTAGAAGTTGCCCCCGCCAGTTCCACCGGTCATTGTCAAAACGCCTGTTGATGGATTGAATTTCAGTTTAGTCGATGACACCTTCACCGGCAAGTTTCCGGTCGTGGTTGTCACCCAGGTCGGGTACATATCCGCGGCCGTGGTGGTGTCGTCCGTGATGCCGACATTCGTTGCGTTTGTTGCGTTTGTTGCACTTCCCGCGCTGCCGTCGATGCTTACGCCGGTCAATGATTGGCTGGCGCTGCCGCGGTTCAACGCAATGGCAGTCGTGCCAATGTAAACCGTTGAATTGCCCAGGACGCCCGAAGGAATCGTGCCGGACAATTGGCCAGCGGGAAGGCTGGTCAAATTGGCGCCCGAACCCGTAAATCCGGTGGCCGTGAATTCGCCCGTTGAAGGGTTAAATTGCAGCCTGGTGGACGAAACGTATTCGGTGGCCAGGTTACCGGTCGTTTGGCTGGCAAACAGCGGATAACGCACCGCGTTGGTTGTCGTGTCGTCGGTCACGGTCGCGTAAGCGGTGGGCGTCACCCAGGACGGGGCCGAAGTTCCGTTCGATTGCAGCACCTTGTTTGCGTCACCGGCTGCCGAAGCCAAAAACGCGGTGACACCCGTTGCCGATTGGTAAGGGATGCTGGCCGCCGCGCCGCCAGCCAGGTTGCTGGCCGTGCCGGTGATGTTGATTGCAGCCGTGCCGGTCAGGTTTGTGACTGTGCCGCTTGATGGCGTACCCAAAGCCCCGCCATTGACCACAAAAGCGCCCGCGCTGCCCGTATTCACGCCCAGGGCTGTAACCACCCCTGTGCCGGTCGTAATCGTGCTAGGGGCCGCGCCAGCCCCGCCGCCAACCATCAAAGCATTGGCAGCCAAAGCCGCCGATGATGCCCAGGTCGTGCCGCTTGAAAAATACGGAATGCCGCCGCTGGTTCCCGCGATGGTCAGCGCCAGCGTTCCCGATCCGGTAATTGGCGAACCACCAACCGAAATGATTCCGCCGGTGAATGTTTGGGCCACCGATGTGACGGTTCCCGTTGTGGGTGTCGCCCAGGAAGGGATGCCCGCGGCCAAGGTAAGCACTTGGCCATTTGATCCGGCTGCCAGGAATGCGGTGGTATCGGCTGCGCTTTGGTAAGGAACCGAACCGGCTGCACCATTGGCCAGGTTTGTGGCCTTTGTGGCCGTGCCAGCGTTGCCGGACACCGAACCGGTGATGGTGTTGGTCACCGTCAAGTTGGCCAAAGTTCCCAGGCCGGTAATTCCGGTGTAAGAACCGGACAACCTGGCGCTGTCAATCGTGCCGCTGGTGATTTGCGTGGCAGCAATGGCAATGCTGGTGCTGGCCGCCAAGGTCAATTGGCCCTGGGCGTTCACGGTAAACGTGGCCACCTGGGAAGCCGAACCGTATGCGGCAGCCGTCACCGCGGTGTTGGTGATGCTGAATGTGTTGCCGGTCAGGGTTAACCCTGTGCCAGCCAAATAAGAACCAGCGCCCGAAAACTGCGACCAGGTGATTGGCGTCACGTCAATTGTGCCGCCCTGGTTGGATGTGCAAACCCAACCGGTATCACTTAGGGTTGTCCCTGATTCAATAAACGTAAACGCGCTTGGCACTTCGGCCCAGGTGTTCATGTCGCTGGTGCGTGTCCAACCGCTGGCGCTGGCTGCATAAATGCCGTTGGCTGCCTGGTTGGTTTGGTTTTTAACCAGGATGCGGTCGCCCGCGGTTAGCGTGGTTGCCCAATCGCCACCAGCCTGGACAGCCAGGCCGGACAACGTGATGTTGTTTGTGGTCGAATAAACGCACGATGCTTTAACGTCCAAGCCCTGGGCGACGGAATCGACGTAAGCCTTGTTGGCAATGTCGGTGTCTGCTGAAGGCGTGGTGGCCACCTGGCCGGTGGTAGCGTAAATGCTGGTGAAATAACCGGCTGCTGGCGCGGTTCCACCAATGACGGATGAATCAATGGTGCTGTTGGTGATCGTCAACCCTGACTGAATCGGGCTGATCGGTGGGAAAAACAAAGTTCCCGCGGGGCCAACAAACGCAATTAGGTCAAACGTCGGTTCAGGTTTGAAAAGCCCCTGAACCGGTTTGATGTTCGTCGTGTTCGTAACAGCGGTGCTGTTCGACATGGCGCCCCCTTAATCGGCTTGAACGGGGCAAATGTAAAGTGTGTTTGTGCCGCTGCTAATCCCTTTGATGTAGAACGGGCCTTTGGGGGCTGCGATCACAATGGGAAAATTCATGCCGCCAGGTAACACGAAGGAACCGGAAGTGCCGGTGGTTGCCACTTTAGGCGTCACCAGGTTGGCCGATTCGGGCGCCATTTCGATGGCTGCAACGCCGGTTCCGGTATTCAACAAACTGACGTAGTTTGTTTGATCGTTGGTCGATGGCACGATTTGCAAAGCCACCGATGCTGCTGTTGTCAAGTCAAGCGCGTAGGTCGGCCCGCTTGCTCTAATGGCTGAAAGATTGACCATTTTTAACCCTTTCCCGTGTTTTCAAAATTATAGTGCTGACCATAGAAAAAAAGCCACCCTTTTTGGGGGCGGCCTCTTTTCACTTCATGCCCGATTAAGGCAAGAATGTCAGGTCGTAACCGTAGATGAAAACATCGGCGGTTGCGGCTGCGCCCTGAGCGGTCGTGCAACGAATGTAAAGGGGTGTGGTTGCTACTGCGTCGGTTGACGTTGCAGCGGTCACAACCACTTTGCTGGTTGCGCTGTTTCCGGTCAAGGCATAAGCGGATTTGACGGCCGTGCCGGTCGCGCCTGGGCCTGTGTAAACGGCCAATTGGGCCGTAGTCAGGTTGATGGACGCGTTGGCAACGATGATGCTCTGAACGCTGACGCTACCGTTGGCCAAAATAGGCGCGATGGTGTCGGCGACGGCGTTAAGGTTCACGCCCTGGGCTGACGCAATCAGGCGCAAAGCCTGGTTGGTTGCCAAATTCGTGGGGTGATTCGTGGTGGTTGATGCTGGCCCTGGATTGCTCATGTTAATTTCTCCAAATTAGGTTTAATGAAGGGCGACCGAAGCCGCCCTCGTTTCTTTAGGCTGCGACGCGGCAAGCCAATTCGGGGTACAAAGGCGCCCAACCATACAACACGTCCAAACGGGTCGGAATGCTGTCGTTGTTGATCGTGTATTGACGAACAACACGGATGGACAAGCCAAGGTCTTTGTCGGACGCACGGCCCGCAAAGTGAACCCCGTCGGGCAACTCAAGGTCAGCCGTTGCAACGGTCGCAAAATTCTTGTGAAATACCAAGTTTTGCGGGCTGGTTGTGCCGGTGTTGTTGAACGGTGTCACGGCAGCGGTGGCGCTGGTCGAAGTCACGGTCACGTTTTGGAATTGGCCGCCGGTGATGATCGCGGGCGATACAGTCACGGCAGTTCCACCAGTTGCAACAGCGGTCGTGGCCATCACAACGAAGTTGCGAAGTTTGCCGGAACCGTAGGCAGCGCGGTTTTGGGGGTTGACAGCGTAAACGCCAGCAATTTGGATCACGTCGCCCTGGTTCAAAGTCAATGCTGACGATGCAGTCAAGGTAACGGAACCAAATTGTGCCCAACCGGTAGCGATACCAAAGGACGACGAAGTGGTGTCAACGGTCAGGGTCTTGCCGCTGTAAGAACCAAAAGTTTGGTTCACAACGTTCTGATCCATGTACCAGTTCATGCCAGCGGAATCGCGGCCCATCATGCCTTTGGTGTATTGCTTGCCGATCACGTCGGAAGGAACAAACAAACCTTTCAGGCTGTCAACGATGGTCGCTGAAGTGAAGGGTTCCACAACGCATGAACGGCGGCCGTCGCGAGGTGCGCCTTCGCTGTCCAGGTATGCACCGGCAGTCAGGTATGTAATCAAACCAGTTGGGGGCGTACCAGCGGTTCCAACGATGTTGGCCACGTTGTTTTTGGCCATTGTCAAACCGTCCAAGTCCATCTTGTTGGCGATTGCAGCAACAGCGGGCTTCAGGATGCGGTCGCTGAACATATCCAAAGATAGTGCTAAATCGGCCGTGGTGAATTGTGTATCCACGTGGAATTGGGTGGACAAAGTAACTGGCACGGAAGTTTCGTTGAAGTCTTCAACGTTCAGCGCGGGGCCAGTTGTGCCGATGAATCGGCCAGGACGACGGACGTTCAAAGTGTTACCGATTTTGGCGCCGGTGACAGCAAATTGGTCGTCGTATTCGCGGGTGACGTTGTTTGTGAACGTCAATTCGTTTTCAAGAACCATCAACGCTTCGTTGGTGATTTTCGAAATCGTCAGTAAATTATTTCCAGACATTTTGTTTTCCTAATTGAAAAGGGTTTAATTGTCAGCGAATCTGCCGGTTTTGGCGGGCTGCTTTCCATTGGGCAAATGTACCGTGGAAATTGCCGTCGGCATCCAGGTTGTTGTCCGTCTTGGAAAGCGCACCGCGAATCGGGCTGATTGGCGCTGGCGCTTTTGATTTCACCGCGGTCGATTTTACGTCCGGTGCGCTGGCTTTTGGGGCGGTTTTCTCAAACTGCGCCTCAAGTCTGCCGATTTGTCGAAGGGCTGAAATGACTGAACCTTCGCCAAGTTTCTTAGCAAAGTCGGGATTTTCGGCCAAGTGATAAAGGATTTGTGGCCCCACATCACTTTCCATGATCGCGTCGCGCACGGGGTCTGAAATAGACACGTCGCTTGACTGAACCATCTCGTCGAAATCCGGCAATTCGCTTCTCGCTGCATTCACGCGGTCGGCCCAGGCTTTTTCAAATGTTTGCCTGGCTTCCGCGGCCTTGCGGTCTGCATCTTGCCTGTCACGTTCCATCAATTTCTTGTCAGCGGTATATTCGGCCAACGCTTTCGCGTATTCGAACATATCGTTGAATTCTTCAGGTTTGGGTTCGGGGCCGAAGTCGTCCTGGGCTTTCGCCGGTGGATTGACTTTGGTTTCCAGTTCCTTCAACCTGGCTTCCAGGGCTTCCCTTGCTTCGCGTTCCCTTTGGGCTTCGGCCTTGGCGGCTTCGCGTTGTTTGGTAATCTCTGAAAAGCGCCTTTCGATCTTCGGGTTCGCCTTGCGTTCCTTTTGATCGTCTTCTACGGTCGCCTCATTCCCTTCCCCGTCTGAATCACTCTGATCGGCCCTGGTTTCCGGCTCGTCGGCAGCGTGGGTTTCCCCGTCGTCTGCTGGCGCCTCGGTGGCTTCCGGCGTCGCGTCAACTAATCCAAGTTTACGGGCGGTGAATTCCGCTAAATTGTCACTCGTCACCAGGTTACCGGCGACGCGTTCTTGCACTTCGGACATACGTATCCCTACGAATCAACCCAATGAAAACCCATTGGTAGGTTTTGGTCAATTGTTAACCGAAATCATTTGCATTGTCAACTATTGCGGCATTCCCATTTGTGGCTGCTGTTGCGGCTGCATTTCAGGCGCCATTTGGGGCTGCTGCGGCATTTGACCAGGAAGGCCCGACGCCATATCCATTTGCCCGATAAACGGGCTGGCGCCCTGGTGAATATCCTGGGCGGCCACTTCGGAAAACGCGTATTGTTCGGCGTTCATTTGGTCAATTTTTTGCACCAAGTCACCTGGCGACATATTGGCCAACAACAGTTTGACAATTGCTTCAATTTCCGTTTTGTTTTGGCTGGTGATCGACCTGGTGTTTTGGTCGTTGACCTTGACTTCGGCCATTGTTTCGGTGTTGTGCGCCTTGGCAATGCCTTTGATAAGTTCGCGGCGGGTTTCGCCTTCCTGGCGCACACCTTCTTTGGTCACGCCATACTTTATGTCCAGGCCCATCGCTTGCATTTGCTGTTGCTGCTGCTGGACAGTTTGCTGCAATTGCATCAACTTCATTTGGACGGCTGGCGGGATTGGTGACTTTTCGTCGATCTGCGCCAGCGGGTTGATGGCAGCCAGGCGGTCGGCAATCACGTCGGCGCCAGGGAAATCCATGTTGCGGAACAATAGGTCGCCCGCCACCTGGAAAATTTCATTCTGCGCCATCATTGGCATCATGGCTTCCACGGCTTCCATGCGCTTGCTGTTGTAGCCTGGGCCGGTGTCCATCACCACGTCGTATTCGCCCACGGTAACGTCGTTCAGCACTTCGCCGGTGGCCTGAAGGTCATTCAGGGTTGTCAGGTCGGGCTTGCCATCGGCGCCAATGATTCGCAACACGCGTTTGGTGTCGTAAATCTTGGGGATCAAGTCCAGGATGATTTTGCCGGTGTGTTTGATCGAACGCGTCATGTTGTCGTAGAAGTGGAAATTGCTCATGTCCACTTGCTGCTGCTGGCCTTGCAAGGCTTTGCCCGACACGTTGCCCATTAATTGCTGCGCTGGATCAAAGATTCCCAACACGGTTTGCAAGTCCTGGCCAACTTCGCTGGCCGCTTCCATGATGCCCGCGGGCGGTGGTTCAGGCTGTAAACGCTGCGGCGGCTGCGGAACCACGCGGCCTTCAATGTCGGTTTGTTTGTAACGCAAAACCGGCATTGACTTGATGTTGGCCAATGCCCATTCGTTTTCGTGGCCTTCGTCCTGGCCTTCAGCCATCAACCATTTAGCCTTGGGCGCCAGCGCGATGGATTCGGTCAGGCTGGTGCGCCAAAAGTTAAACATCCTCTGCGGGTCTTTGGCATTGCGAACCAGGCCGTATTTTTTACGCTTGCCTTCGATGGTCACCTGGGCGCCGTAGCACGGAATAATTGGAATCCATTTGCCCGCCCATTCCTTTTCTTCCAGGATTTCCATTGCGGTCAGTTTGCACCACTTCACAACCTTGCGGTAGGACGGGCGGCGTTCGACCTCAATGATGCCCGCTTCATCCAGCACTTCTTTGGGCGGCAGTTTGTCGGCCCAATCTTTTGTGCCGTCGGACAGCATCACCAGGTCAACTTTTTTGCGGTCAATGTAGAAGTATTCGGCGATGCGTATGTCTTCCTTTGTCACCCATTCGGCGCTGCTGTCACCGGTCGCACGGGGCTGGAATCCCACGCCGTCGTCGGCGCCTGGGTACATTTGCCGGAATACGTGTTTGGGGATGACGCTGGCCACCAGGCATTTTTCAGCGTCGGAACCATCGGGCGCCACGCTGTTGGGATCGAAGTAAACGGAAAACGGATCGTCGATTGGCTCGATGTAAATTTCCTGTTCGAACGAATCTTCGCGCACGTAATCGGTCACCACGCGCCAGTAACCCCAACCCATCCGCACGGCGTAGGCAAACGCGGTGTCGTAAGCGGTGTCGGCGTTGCTGTTGACTTCAATGTGACGGGTGATGCCTTCGATCACCTGGGCGACCTTCAAATCGCCTTCGTTGTTGACGGGGTGAACCTTGATGCGTGGGCGCTGCTGGCGCTGCTGATTCTCGACCTGGCGGCAATATGCGTCGATCTTGTTGATCGTCAGGCACGGGCGGGCTTCCAGGTTGCGGCTGTTTTGAATCTCGACCGGCCATTGATCGCCCGCGGCGAATTTCAAATCTTGAAGGGCCGACGAACGGTTCATCGAATCGGCTTCACCCACCAGGCGCAAAAACTTGATTGCGTCCTGGATGCGTGGATCGCTTGATTGGTCTTGGTAATCTGACATATTCGCCCCTTATTTTTTAAAATTATCCCATCCAACCACCGGATTCGGCAACCACGCGCTGCTTTTTGCGTGTTGACGGCTCTTTAATCATCAACGCGATGTATCGGAATGCGTCGGCGCCGTGGGAATACTGGTCGTGCAATGGTGACTTGCTGAATTGGCCCGATTCGGGATCGACCTCGTAACGGTAATGGCGAAGGCAGTTCAAGCCATCGGCGCAATTCTCGCGGTCGAACCAAAGGTTGGGAAAGATGGTGCGGGCCGCGTTGATCGAATCGACCACCGGAACCCGCGGCATAACGCTGGTCTTGAATCCGGCCTGGCGCACAATTTCCTCAATCGTGCGACCGGCTGCTGCCAGGGTTTTGTTTTCGGCATCATGCGGCAGCCAAATGGTGTCGTACACGTAGCCAAACGTTTGAAGTTGTGCCAGGTACGAAGTCATGGTGCGTTGGCTTCCTTCAAAGTACCGAATCAACCTGGTTTCCATGCCAATGAATTGCACGAACCACCAGGCGGTTGCGTCCGACCAACCCAGGTCGCAAACCGCGTGAACCGGCTTGGTCGGGTCGTATGGCACTTTGGTCAGGCGGCCGTCATTCTCGGCTTGCTGCATTTCATTGCCAAAGATGGCGCCATCGACCGACCGGCGGCACATTCCTTCCCAAACCTGGTTGTATGCGTTCAGGTCGCGTTCTTTCAGCGCGTCTTTTTCCAAGCGCAACGTTTCGGGGAACCAGGGATTATCCGACCAGTTGATCCGCATGACGATGCAATCCCGCGGGGGTTTGACAACAAACCGCTGGTAAGTTTCGTCGGTTTCCAGGTCAGGGTTGAACGAAACCCAAATTTCGCTGTTTTGCTTTCGGATCGTCGGGATCAGGATGTTCCACGACAACCGGCTGACGGTCTGCGCTTCCTCCACCCAACAAATATCCACACCTTCGAATGACTTGATGTTGGTCGGGTTGTTCTTCAGACCGATGAATGCGAATTCCGTACCGTTGAAGCCACGGATCGACGTTTGCGTAATCTCGTAGAAGGGCAGCAAGCCCAGGGCCTCGATTTGGTCGCATAACAGTTTGTGGACGGAATCCTTGATGCTGGCCTGGAATTCCCGCGCACACAAAATCCGGATCGGGCTTTTGGCCCCCAGGATAAGCAAAGCGCGGGCGATTCCCCAGGATTTTGCACCGCCGCGGCCGCCCAGGCAAACTTTGTAACGGGCCTTTTTGAATAGTCCTTGCAACTTGACCGGAAATTCGGCCTTTGCAACGGCTTGTTCAATTGTCGGGGTTTGTTCCATCGGGCGTCACGAAGGTTACCTGGATGCCAGCAAAGGCGGCGCCGTCCTTGCCGGTGATTTCCTGTTCGATCTTGTCGCGCCAGCCCAAAACATTCTTGGCCGTAAAGATGGCAAACGTGCTGTTGTAAGCGCCCGCTATCGTGCCTTCCACCAAATTTGCTTCTTGTAAATCCTTGGCCCTTTTATAGGCATCGGAAAATTCAGGGTGCTTTAGTTCACCGGTGTGAATATCTTTCGCGGTCGCCCAATCGTGAAGGGTGTGTTTTGTCACCCCGATGTTTGTGGCAAATCGCGCCAGCGTAGGGAAAACCCCAGGTAGGGTTTGCGTGGTTTCGTTTCCTTTGGCGTCGCGGTTGGTCACTTCCCTGGTGGGCGCCTGGCTGAAAAATTCGATCAGCATATCCACGAATTCGTCCTGGTACACCGTGGGGCGACCAACTGGACGTTTGACGGGCGCAACAACACCCTTGGCGGCTGCCTTGGGCTTTCGTTTCTTGGGTGCTGCTGCGTCGGTCATTTTTTCTTTTGCTTCTTTGCGGCTTCCCGCTTTTCGGAATAGGCGATGGCCACGGCCTGTTTGACGGGCTTACCGGCCTTCACTTCAGTTTTGATGTTTTCTTTAAACGCTTTGGGCGTCATTGATCGGATCAACGGCATCGGCTTCACCTTTTTCTACGCTGGCCTGGGCCAACACGTTTTGGTATTCCTGGATCGCGCCGCTGATTTGCAAAAGGATGGCCTCGTGTTGCTTGGCCAACCCTTGCAATTCAGCAATGCGGGCGGTGATTTTCTCGCTAGTCAGCATTGCTTAATCCTTATTGCGCGTGAATGATGGCGTAGTTGATGATTACGGCTTCAGCCAAAGCGCCACCGGTGTTGTTGTAAAGGCCAATGACGGCTGAACCGGTTGTTTGGCTTGATACGAACGGCCAGTAAGCGCCAGCCGTGCCACCACCTGACACGCTAACCACAACAACGTCGCCCGCGCTGATTAGACTATTGGTCAATGTAAAAAGAACGGATGTACCGGCAGCCAATGATGCGGCGTTCATTGTGATGCGGCCCATGCTCTTGTTCAGGGTGACACCGGTAGATTTGCTGGTTGCTTGGGTAACAGTACCCTGGGCGGCTGTCGTGTAACCGATTTCCTGGGATGCGTACATTGTGGTGAATTCGGGGTCTGCGTATGCAACGCCGGTTGCGATTGAATTGGACATTTTGGTTTCCTTTAAAAAAGTTGTTTAACAGTTCCAGTTTTTTAGGCTGGCTTTGGCCCGTTCAGCGGGGCCTTTGGCATTTTTAACCACCCCTTCCATCCTGGCACAAAACGACGCTTTGCGGCCCGCGTCGGCTTTTGTTTTAGGATTTGGTGCTGGCGGTTTCAAATTTGCATTGTTCTTTGCGTTGTATTCTGCACGACCTTTGGCGGTCATACCAGCCCCTTTGTCGGTGGGGTTGTACGTCTTGCCTTTGCCCGTTGTTTTATGCGGGATTGGTTTGTCGTGCTTTTTCATTTTTTGGCCGTCTTTGCTGATTGCTTGAAAGCGGCTGCCGTGGGGGCGCCTTTTGTGCCTGGCTTACGCATACGTTCGACGGGCTTGCCTTCGGCCTTTTCCCGCTTGATGCGTTCTTGCTTGGCATGAATGTTGGCATAAAGCCCTGGTTTGGTTGCCATGTTTATTCCTCCACGACGCAAGCCACGTCGCCTTCCTGGATCAGTTGATGATCTTCACCGTCGATTTTGTGGACGGGCCAATCAAGATACGTGCCATTGCCGTATTTGATGCGTTCGCCAACCTTCACGTCGTTGACCTTGGGGCCGATGGCCACAATCGTGCCTTCGTTGAATTTTTCCTTGTTTTCAACGATCAAAACGTCCGACAAACTGCGAACGATTGGCTTGACCAGGACGCGATCATGCAGCGGGATTATTTGCATTTTTGGGCTTCCTTCCAGGTTTCTTAGGGGCGGGCATTTTGGCTTCGGTGGTGGTGTCCGTCATAATGTCGTACACCGGCAACGTAACCATTTTGATTTGGTGTTCGCCACACCAATCGTTTTGGTGTTTGTTTTGCGGCGCTGGATAGCGTCGGCACGTTCCCATCACCTGGGCATTGCGGAAAAATTCGCACGTAAGGCACGTTGGATCAGCCATTAGGCAGTTTCCCTTCAATTACGCTTTGGTTCAAAGCGCGGGCAATGGCTTCGGCCATCGCCGTGGCTTCGGCCTCGTTTCTACGGTTTTCCCGATGCTGCGCGGGCGTAATCCGCGGTTCCTCGGTAAATGGCGTCACTAATGGCGCCTGACTTCTTGGCTCGTTCAAGGGCATCTTGTAATCCTTTCCTCACTTCATTTTCCTTCAGTTTAGGCAACTTGTCAAGGCTGCTTAACTGGGCTTTGCCCGCGCCACGGCTGTTGTCAATGACGCGGATTTGAACCTGGGGGTTGTTGCGGTACTTGGTGGCGATCTGCTCGATTACCTGGCGGGCGCCCAAATGGGTTTTCATGTGTTCGGAAAGCGGCACGGTGCGGCCGGTTCCCATTGTTTCTTCCATGCGCTTGGCCCGCTTCAAAGCGCCGTTTTCCAGGGCTTCAACGGGGTCGCGGTAGGTGTAAACAATGTCCACCTTGCGTTTGGCGTCCAATGCCTGGCGAATCTTTTTGTCGGCCGAATCAAACGAATTCATGTTTGTGTCATAAACCAGTTCGGCTTTGCCCAAACGCGGATCAACTTGTTTGGCCATTTCCATGCCGCTGGTTTTACCCGCACCCGTGCCACCGGCCGTAAAAACTACGGTTGGGTGACGACCTTTGGGGGTTGGCTGCGCCAGCCGTTCGGCGTAATACTGTTTGACAAACGCGCTGGACGGCTCATGCACGTCGGCCGATTTGGTACGGTCAGCGCGGTAATGTTCCGACAGTTCACGGGCCACGTCGGTGTTCAACGTGCGCCCTTCGTCCGATTCCATCAATTGCTGGTACTGCTGCACCAGGCCAGGGTAATCGTTTTGCAGCCGATTGAAATACTCTTGCTCAATAGGATTAACCGGCTGGTCGCCCATTTGCGGCTGCGGCGCAAGCGCGGAAAGCCGGTTCCCGACCGGCATTTGCCCTGGCTGCACCGCTGCCATTGCTGACAGCGGGGTGGCCATTACATTTTGCCGCTGCGGCTGTGTGTGTAGCAAACGCCGCTGCTGCGGCCGCCGTCAAACTTTTTGTCGGCGCCAGTTGCGTCGGCCTTGCCCATTGCAATGCCGTTTTTAATCATGCCCTTGCGTTCGCCACCAGCGTCGCTGGCTTTCACGCCGGAAGGTTCTTTTGCATTGCTGCCGTAGCCGTAGCCTTTGGGTTGGTTCATTGCTGACATGGTTTTCCCTTTCATTTGAGGAATCGAAGTTTATACAACGTGGAATTGATAAGGTCGGCGATTTCGTCAACCAGGTTTTGCAATTCCGAATCCTGTGGCAAATCCTTGCGGGATTCTTCCACAAAATCTTTTAGGCTTTCCAGGTATTTCACCGGCTCTTTGGCGTTGTGAAATTCCTGGGGCCACTTTTTGATTTGGCCGTAACGGCCCATGTACGCTTCCGCGTATTGGTCAACCAGGTCGATGATTTCGTTGTAATACGTGTTCAACGCTTGGTGAACGGAAAACGAATCCGTACTCAGGTGCATAAAATGTGCAACTGTCCCTGAATGCAGCATGGCCGCGATAAATTCGGATGATTCGTCTTCCATATTCGCCCATGATAATGGAAAAAAGCGGGGGCCGAAACCCCCGATTAAGGCAACGGCTCAAATAGCCGCCCCCATTCTGCATCATTTGGGATCGGCACGTCAACCGGCCATTGGCCGCTGTCAACCAAGTGATCGACGGTTTTTTTGTGTGCCACCCACCAGGCTTGTTTGCGTTCAAGTTTTGACCATTGGGCGCCCTGGTCAATGTCGTAATGGCACGACGCGCACAATGCAGCCACCAGGTTGTCGTCGGCCTTGATGCCGCGGCCCTTGCCCCCGCCCCAATTTGTATGTGCTGCCTGGACAAAATGCCCGCTGCCGCACAATTGGCAATCAAGGCTGGCCACCAGGCGCAACAGTTTTTTGCTTCGGACGTAGGAATGCTTGGGCACTTGCATGATTTGTTTTTTGCGCCAGCCTGTCAATTGGGATTCTCCAGTTTCGGTTTTTTGGGCGGCAATACGGTTTCCAGGGTTGTAAATCTGTGCAAATTCCCGCATTCATAGCGGCGATACCTGGCGTTGTTTGGCTTTCGTCGGGTTTCTTTTACGGTCGTCCAGGCGCCGCACTCAGGACATTTCACGCTTCAATCCCCTTTTCGGCACACCAGGCCAACAACCATTCGATGAATTCGGTGGCGTCGGGAATGGTGAATTTGTGCGTTTGCCAACCCAACTGAACAACACGCTGACCGTCCAGGCTTGGCGCCACTTTGCCGATCTTGCGGTCAGTTTCATGCGCCCATTGGTCAATCAATAGCCGTTTCCAATCGTCAGCCGACCAGGTGGAACCAGCCGCCCGCATGGCCAAATAAATTTGGTGGATGATGGCGTGGAACATATCGTTTTGATCCGACGACCTGGTGGCCCGTTTCACTTCCAGGCGCATTTTGTGGCCAGCCATCAAACTGGCCTTGACGGTTGGCCAAACGTTTTCCATCAAAACTTTGGCTTGCTGCGGGTTGTGCAATTCGTAAATCACTTCAACACCCCCAACATTCGCAAGGCAGCATCCACGCCATCCACAACGGCCAAAGGGCCACCACGCCAGGCGCCGTGCCACCTTACCTGGTCTTCCGTCAATCGACGTTCTGACGGCGTTTTCTTGCCATCCTTGACTTCCATAAGCAATGTCTTGCCCTGGAATCCAACAAGCAAATCCGGTACGCCTTTGCCAACACCAGCCAAAGATTGAACCGAAGCGCCAGCCGCCCGTAGTGCCGAAACAACTTGTTCATGGTTTGCGTCTATCCTGGCTGCTCTCATCTTTGGCCTTGTTCATATCTTGCCGCAAGGTACGCGCTGCACCAGGGCCGCGGATTTTCTCGATCTTCGCTATCGTGTCCGACCACCAGGCATTCGCCAGCCTGGTTCCCCTCTCGCGCTGGTGAATCTTCCACCGGCGCAGCCAATCCCTGGCTTCGCATTCCCGTCGCCAGGCTTCTGACCAGGTTGTTTTCTCGCCATCCGGCAAGGTCGCCGGTTGCAATAAGGGCTGCGGTGATTTGGTCGAAGTCAAAAGATTGCCCTTCCTGAAGTTTGTTCAACAACAAATGCCCCTGATCTTTTGTCATTTGGGCATCCTTAAATGTTTGGTCATTTCGCGCATTTTGGCCAACGCTTCCTGTTTTTTTCTTTCGGTTTCAATTTGTTCGTGCAATGTCGGCTGCCTGGTTATCAGCGTTTCAGGCTTGTCAGGGATACGCGGGCCATCCATCAACAGTTTTTTAAAAGCCAGGGCTGACGGTGGCCGGTCGGGGTTCATGTGCTGCAATGCGTAATCCATCTTTGGGCGGTACGTCAGGCCGCGGCCGCATTCGTCGATCCACACCTGGCGAATCAGGTTAGGGTCAACGTCGCGCCAATGATTGGCAAACGTGGCGCCATAAATGGCGTTCATCTTGCTGAAAATGTAATCAAAGCCGCTTTCGGCATCACAAAAGTCGTTTGCGTTCCACATTGGACACCTCCACGGTTTGTTCAGGTTTTGCCCAAAATGGGGCTGGCGCTGGCTTTGGTGTTGCCAGGCCGCGGGTAAGGGCCGCCATTTGCGCCAAACGGGCTTCTGACGCGGTTTTTTTGGCTTGCTGCTGTCGTCGTACCCAATTGCGCCAAGTCGCCGTCCAATCGGTTTTTACGCCCTTTTGGCCAGGTTGGGCAATCCAGTAATCGCGGAACCCCTCAAACGTTTCTTGTGGATCAAGTTCGGGACGGTGTTGGCGACAAAAATCAATCCATTCAACCGACAACTGAAAGTCAGGGGCCAAGCGCGTCCCGCGCTGGCTCTCTCTCTTTGGTTTATTGGTTACTGGTTGTTGGTTACTGGTTAGTTGAACATCCGTTGAACACTCGTTCAACACCTGTTCAACATCCGTTGCGCTGTTGTGCTTCCGACGTTCAGCGGATGCGCGACCGGCGTTGGATTTTTTCTCCAGGAATGCGCGGTATTCTGCAATTTCCTGGTCGCAACGTGTGTGATGCCAACCGCTTTCGGCCAACCAAAAAAAGGATTCCAACAGCAATTCCGTTTCGTCAACGGTCGCGCCAATTTGAAAAGCCAGGATTTTGGTGTCGGGCTTCAAGGGTTTTTCGGTGTCGTAATACATCCACAACAGCCGCAAATAGGCCATTGCCTGGCCATCGGTCAACCTGGCGGTGGCTTTTATAAAGTCACCAATGTGATGCTGGTAATAGTGCATTTTTTTCCTTACGCTGTCCTACACAAAAAAAGGAAATCACGGCGGCGGGTAGGCTCGCTTTTCGGGTGGCTCATGACTTCCACCCTAGCCGGATTCCAACAAATTCTATCCCTTAAACCACTTTGGCCGCAACGCTTTCAACTGCCACACCCGTGCCGGTGGAACATCGTTCCCCCATTGGCTGACGGCCGCCCTGGTGATTCCCAACAGTTCGGCAAGCGCCTTGGCTGATCCAGCCAGTTTGATTGCTTTTTCTTTGTCCATCTTCCGATGTTAAGCGGCCTTGCGTTGTGTGTCAATAGCAACAAAAACCCTCAAAGTTAAGGGGGCTTTACAAATAGTTGTTGCAATGCTTGTTTAGTTGGCTTAACATTCAGTCATGCCCTAGCGAATTGCACGGGGTCTTTTAAAAGGAAATCAAAATGTCAAATCGTGAATATCTCTCTTGTGCCGAAACCGCAAAATTGGTTCGCGCTGCTCTCAAAGAATCTTTCCCAGGCGTAAAGTTCAGCGTCAAATCTAGCGTCTATTCCGGCGGCGCCAGCATCAACATTCGTTACACCGACGGCCCAACTTACGAACAAGTCAAGTTTGTTGCCGGTATGTTCGAAGGCGCTTATTTCGACGGCATGACAGATTACAAAGGCAGCAACTACGGCAGCCTGGACGGCAACGAAGTTCGGTTTGGCGCTGACTTCATTTTTGTTGATCGCAACTTTAGCGTTCCAGTTTTGGAAAACGCCGTGAAAGCCGCTTGCGAATACTACGGTTATGCAATGCCAACAATCGAAGATGGTTATTTTGGCGCCAGGATTGTTGACCGGCTCGATTACGAAACCGACCGCCGCATCATGTTGAAGGTTGGCGAAATCAGCCTGGTGGCCACACAACCAAGCGCCACATTGGCCCGCGTCGGCTTCCTGGGTGACGACGGTTACGGTTGGAACGCTGTTGGCCGCAAGGCCGCATAAGGGGAACGAAATGACATTCAAAAAAGCAATTGACATTTGGGCCTTAAACGATGACCAGGTGCGGGCTTTATGCCCTGGTCAATGGGTAACGGCTGGCGGCAATCTTGGTCGGTTTTACGGTGTTAAAAAATCAGGTTCAATTGTTGTGGCCTGGTCAAACAATGCAAAAAACAGCGGCAATTATTTCAATTACTGCAAAACGCTTTATCAATACGCAAGGGGATAAAAATGAACCGCGAACCAACAGATTGGGAAGTTGTGGGCATGGCGCTAGTCGCGGCGCCCGCCTTGTATGTTTTGCTTTGGCTTGTAATGGCCATCTTTTAAGGGGAACGAAATGACAGTACGAATCACCAGGGTGCATCGCGGGGGCCGCGTGTTCTACGCCGCCACAATCCGCGGCGTTTACCTGGAACGCGCCAGCCTGGCCGAATTGCGTGAAGCCATCGCGGTTCGTGAAAGTTTTTTAAAAATATTTGCGGAAAGTGTTGACGCCGCAAGTTAAGTTGGCTTAAAATCACATCATGCCCTAACGGGTCTTTTAAAAAGGAAATTGAAATGAATGCAAACCAATCAAACCGCGACATACAAATGTATGGCTGCAACTTCCAAAATTTCTTGGAATCCGTCACCGATTCAATCACCTACAAATTAAGCGGCGCCAACATGATTGTGGCTGGCTTAATGTCCGACGCCCAGGAACAAATGTCGTTTGGTGATACCGAAGGCGCCCGTCAAACTTTGAACCGCGCCAAGGGTGTTTTGTTCGCAATCATGGAAGGCGAATTGAACGCCAGCGGGGTGGCAGCATGAACGCCGTCACCATCACAAACCCCAACCAAATCGCAACGTTCGTCAATGCTGAATATGGCATTGCCGCCCTGGTCACAAAAATCAGCACGGGTTACGCCGTGACGTTGTGGGATACCGACGCGGAATTGCCCGTCGGCAGCGTTCGCACCTACGGCAGCGCCATGTTGTCCGTGGCCATCAACTACGCACAAAAACTGGCCAATGTCTAACTGGCCATTTCCACCACCAGGGGGGCCAATCCCCTGGACGCGCAAGCAAGAACGCGATTACCAAAACCAACAGCGGGACAACTTGCCCCCCGCACCATTCTGAAAGTTACTCAAATGAAAAAGCCAATTCGCATTGATCTTGACGGCCCATATTACGCAAAACCAACGCTGTACCAACGCGTTTGGAATGGGCTTTTGATTGTGTCGCTTGCTGTTGTTGTTGTGGCCTGGTTGACCGGCTGCGCCAACACCAGCGGCAAACAAGATTTGGTGCTGGACAAAAACATCCAGCCCATGTCGCGGAATGAAGTCGTGTCGGCCATTGGTGATTGCCAGGCCAACGGGCTTCGTGCCGTGTTGATGTACGGCAAACGCAAAGTCAACGATTACACCGCTGACGTTGTGATTGACGTTACTTGCGCCCCCAAATGGTAAAGGAACCAATCATGGAAACATCATTCAGCAAAGTCGCCGCGGCCCTGGTCAAAGCGCAAAAAGAATTCGGCCCCGCGCTGAAGTCGTCCAGCAATCCGCATTTCAAATCACGTTACGCCGACCTGGCCGCTTGCGTTGAAGCCGTGATCGAAGGCTTGAACAACAACGGCATCGCATTGACGCAACGCGTCAGTTCATACGACAACGGCGTGATTGTGGAAACCGTGTTCATTCACGAATCCGGCGAAGTTATCAATTGCGGTTCGCTGCACGTTCCGGCCACCAAACAAGATGCCCAGGGTTATGGCAGCGCGTTGACGTATGCGCGTCGTTATAGCCTCATGGCCGCTTGTGGCATCGCACCGGAGGATGACGACGGCAACGCGGCCAGCAAACGCCCAACAGCGCCAGCAATCCCGACGCCTGACATTACCGACCACCTGGCAGCCATCCAGGCCAGCGCCAACAGCGACGAATTGGCCAAGGCTTACAAAGATGCCTTCGACGCTTGCCAGGGCAACCAGGCATTGCAAGCCAAGGTGATGGCAGCCAAAAAAGAACGCGTGGCCCGCGCCAAAAAGGAACAAGCGCAATGACCAAAGAAGAATTGCTGGATCATATTGCCATCACCGCGATGGCCGCACAAATTCAAAAGTTTGGAATTACAAACCCTTACACGTTGGCACAAACATCGTATCGCATGGCGCAAGACATGATTGATAACCGTAGGCGCATACATGATGAATGGAACCGAGAAAAGGAACAACAAGAACAATATGCAAGTGCTAACTTACATGAATTGAATTTGCCAGTCAGATATTTTCGTTGCTTAACGGCGGAAGGAATTTATACAAAAGAAAAATTGTGTGAATGGGATATACGTGAATTGCGACGTATTCCAAATTTAGGCGCCAAAGGTTTGAAATACATCAAAGAAGCCTTAGCGGAATCAAATTTAAAACTGAAAGGTCAAGAATGAACGACGAAATCCAACAACGCACCGACGAATGGTTTGCTGCCCGCCTGGGCAAAGTCACCGCGTCCAAAGTGGCCGACGTGATGGCCCGCACAAAGTCGGGTTATAGCGCCAGCCGCGAAAACTACATGGCCCAACTGGTGGTCGAACAAATCACCGGCACACGCCAGGAATCGTTCAGCAACAGCGCCATGCAATGGGGAACCGACCAGGAACCCTTCGCCCGCGGTGCATACGAAGCGGCCACCGGCAACATGGTTGAGGAAGTCGGGTTTGTAAACCACCCGACCATTGCGATGGCTGGCGCGTCACCCGACGGCCTGGTGGGTGATGACGGATGCGTGGAAATCAAATGCCCCAACACGGCCACGATGATCGAAACGCTGCTGACCGGCGCCATCCCGCAAAAGTATTTCGCGCAAATGCAATTCCAAATGGTTTGTGCTGGCCGCGCCTGGTGCGATTACGTGGTGTTCGATCCACGAATGCCAGCCAAAGCGCAACTGTTCATTAAGCGCGTACCGCGTGACGATGTGTTCGTCGCCGACATGGAAGCGGAAATTATCAAGTTCCTGGCCGAAACCGCGGTCAAGGTCGATCAACTGAAAAAAATCATTGGGGAATAAATCATGGCAAAACTTATCAACGAAATCAGCGTAATCACCGGCACGTACACCAACGCCCAGGGGCAGCAAAAAAACCGTTACCAGCGCATTGGTTCAATCATTGACACCAAGAATGGGCCAATGCTCAAAATCGACGTGATCCCTTTGAAGGAAGGCGGTTGGGATGGTTGGGCATACATTAACGAACCCAAACCAAAGGACGATCAACAGCCGCAACAACACCGCCAGGCGCCGCAAGGCAGCGGATTCGACGAAATGAACGACGATTTACCAAACTTCTAAGGGGCTGGCCATGCAATTGGATTTTTTTGGCGACGAAGGCGATTACCTGGCGCAACTGAAAACCAACTGGCGGGCCACCATCGAAGGCGACGGGGGCAATTGCCCCTGTTGCGGGAAGTGGGGCAAGGTAAGCCCCCAGGGCATGAACGAAACACGCGCCCTGGCCCTTTTGTGGCTTTCCCGCGCCCCTTCCGATGACGATGGTTGGGTGGATGTTCCAAAGATTGGCCCGCGGTGGCTGCTGCGTGGCAAAACGCACACAACGTTGCAGCATTGGGGTTTTGTTGAACCTGGGGTAAATACCGATTCAAAGAAAAAAGCGGATGGCGCCTGGCGCGTGACTGCAAAGGGCTTGCACTTTATTTGCGGAACGATTACCGTTCCACGTAAGGCATATATTTACAACAATGTTGTTGAAGGCTGGTCGGATGAATGCGTTTCGTTCAGGGATTGCTTTGGCCGCCATTTTGACTATGCTGAAGTGATGGCCGACAATTTCAACTTGAATGCGATCAAATTATGAATTGCTGCGACGATGTTTGTACCCAGGCCCACAACTGCCCCGCGCATACGGTTGAATGGGTTTGCCCATTCTGTTACGTAAAAGGCTGCCAAACGCCCGATAAATGCCGTTCTTTGGCCATCCGCAACCATACCCTGGACGAAGTGGCCAACGAATTCGACAAAATGCGAAGCCTGGGCGACACCGCGGCGTCATTTGCCGCGTATGTCAGGAACATGAAACGTTAAGCAATCGTGGCGCCGGTCTTCAACTGCGCCAGCGTTTGGCCACCGGTGTATTGAAAATGCGCCAGTTCACGAAACGATTTCCAGCGGCCAGCCCATTCCAGGCCCGCTTCCTTGCCTAGTTCCCCGATTCGTTCCCAAACTGGATGTGAACCATCCCAATCGGGTTTGCCGTTGACCAGGGGGACAACATCAACCGCGCACCGCCAGTTGTGCCAGGAATCGCCAGCCTTGGCGTTTGTGACGATCTTGCCTGGTGCGCTGCGCCCTTGGGCATACAACGCGTTTTGGCTTTCCTGGTCGCGGTAAGTGGAAGTCACCAAAATGTCGATGCCTTCCATGTTGCACAATTTGATGAACCGTTCCACGCGTTCTTTGACCGGCGGCAGCAATTCATCCAGGCTGCGGCTGTTAATCATTTGTCAGGGGTGACGGCGCCAATCAAACCGGTAAGCGCAAGGCCCGCGGAAATAATCAAATCGGCCATGCCTGGTGCAATCGGCACACCGGCAGCGGTCAGCAACAGCACAATCCCGCGCCAGGTGGATGCTTCTTTAAGTCGTTCCAAAATATATGCTTTCATGGTTTCCTCACTTGTGAAAGTAACTAGACAAATAACCGACAACGCTGGACGCTGCCGACACTAAGGCCATACCGGCCCAAAAACCCCCACGGCCTTGATTGGCCAGGGCAACCAGTTTTTCCAACTGGTTTTCCATCTTATCCATCTTGGTTTCCATTTGGTCAAACCGGCGTTCGTAGTCCTGAACCTTTTGCCAAAGGACGCCATATTTCACGGGATCAATTTCGGGCGAATTCATTTTTTAACCAAGTCCTGTATTGGTACAAATCTTTGTTGCGTGTTTTCGAATGCTTGCTTTTCGGCCTGGGCTTGCGCTTTGGCGCGTTTACCGGCTGCGCGTTGGCTTAAAAGTTCGTGTGTCACCAAAGCCGGAACGCCCATGCCAGCGCCGCCGGTCATGGTTTCTGCGGCAACCGCACCACCTTTTGTCACCAAATGTTCGGCAATTTTGGAACCCAATTTTTGTTCGACGTTGATCTTTTGAACGGCCGCGCCTTTGTAACCGGTATCGGTGGCCAGGATATGAACGGCGTTGTGGTAATCACGTAGATTGGCCATTTCGTCAGGCGTGAACAAACGGTTCATCACCTCACGGTTGTCGTTCATGTATTTGGTCAACTGCCGCGGTGTCTTTTGTTCCGCAACACGGTTGGCAAATTGCGCTTTGATTTCCGACAACGCGGCTGCGGCCTGGGGCTGCAACTGCGGTGGCACATTTCGCAAAGTGTCAACGACGTGCGTGAATTGTTCCACCGGCATATTGGCGATGTTTTGCGCGATTTTTTCGATGTCAACTTTGCGGTTGATTTTGTTTGGCCCTTCGGCGTCCAAAATGCTGGCAATGCCGTTCGGGTTGTCCAAAGTGTTTTTGCGAAGGGTCACCAGTTCGCGGGCTTCTTTGTAAAGCGGCGAATTTGTGTCCAGGTTGGCCATCACGTCTTCATCAACCGCGGCCTTCAATTCTCTATGAAGGTTGGCATTCTTGCGATCATAATTTTCGTTCAAGAATTTGCGGAAATTTTCGGCTGTCTTGGCGTTGGTTGGCAATAGGTTGCCGTCCTTGTCAATCATGCCCAATTGTTTCATTCGCGCTTCAGCAATCTTGGCCAAGCCAATCGTTTCGGTATTTGCCAAAGTCAGCGATTCGTCAGCCAACACTTTTTTGATGTTGCTGGCTTCCACCGGTACGGTTTGCGCGATGGCGTCGCGGTCTGCGTAAATTTTGCGCGTGGCGTTGTCGAAGTATGTTTCCAGGTCTTGCAGCGGCTTCAGGATGGTGTTGCCGCGTTTGTAAACGGTGCTTTCGTCCAGGCCAACCGTGCCGCCGGTGTTTTTAATTTGGCGTTCGGCAAAATCTGCCAGGCGCTTTTGTTCGTCAGCAAATCGTTCTTTCAGGAAATTGCCCTGGGCCGTATCGGTGTTTGACGTGGCGTAATTCGTGGCACGTTCTTTGCCCTTGCCTTCAATGGCAGCCAGGTCAGCCGAATGGTCAGCGCCCAACACGCGGTTCAGCGTTTGTGCGCGGGCATATTGTTCGTCCAGCGGCAAACCGTTTTCAGCATATTTGACTTCGGTGAATGGCGCTTCGGGCGTTGTTGGCTTGGCCGTGCCCGACACACCAGGCGCCGATTCTGCTGGCGCTGGTTGGCCTTGCGTGGCCGCCTGGCGTTCGGCTTCATAACGCTGGTGCAATTCATCCACGTTGCGTTTGAGTTCAACGCCAGGCGCTTCAGGTGTAACGCCAGGAACGGGCGCTGGCGCGGCTTTTGGTTTGACGTTGGTAGTACCAGGCGCGACGGCTTCAACAACGGCGCCAACGGCCCGCTGCATGGGTTCAGGCGTCACCGCTTTGACTGCCTGGCCAGCGTAACCGGCTTCGCGCCCAATGGCTTGGCCAACGGGTGATTTGACTGCGGCTTTAACGGCGCCAGGCACGGCCAGCGTTGCCGTTTGCATCATGTTTTCAACGTCTGCCTTTGGAACACCGGTTTGTTTGGAAATCCAATCGGCGCCTTTTTCCATGTTGGCGCCAATAAAATTCATCAATTGTTGGCTGGCTTCGCCTTTGTATTCCGGCGTTTCGGTCACGCCAAAGGCTTTGCCAAATGGCTTGTCAACAGCCGAAACAACTTGTTGTTGCGTTGCGGCTGCCTGTTCAGGCGTTTGGCCAGCAACACGGGCGCCAGCATAAGTGACAGCGCCAGCAACGCCAGGAATGACGCCGCCCAAAGTTGTGTCGGCCAGGCTTGCGGCTGCGCGGCCTTGGCCACGCAAGAATTGACCAACCTTGCCAACCACGCCACGGGGTTTTTCCACTTCGCCAGGCTTTGTGGCCATCGCTTGCTGCACCGCGCTGTCAATGTTTTGCGGGTTGAAGTCGGCAAACCCTTGGGGCATTTCCGTGCCGGTTGTTTGGCCAGGCATCAATACCGCGTGAACGGGGTCTTTTTTTCCAAGTGGCCGATGAATGCCAAAACGATTTAAAAAATCTTCGGGAACCTTGGTTGAAATGTCCACGGCTTCGGTGTGAAACGTGGATTGGCCTGGTGCGCTGGCTGGATCAATAGGCGTAAAAACGCCAGGCTTTCCGGATTTGCTTTGGGCAAACAATTTTTCTTGTTCAGCGCGTGTTCGAACGCCGCTGGTGATTGGCATATCCACGCCAAATTCTTGCTTGTAAGCCGCTTGGGCTTTTTGCAAGTTGGTAAGCAATGCGGGGTTTAACCCTTCCAAATTGATTTGGCTTGGCTGGCTTGGCTGGCCTGGCTGCGGTGCGGCTTTTGGTTTGCGGCCAAACGCTTGCCCCACCGCATTGTCAATGTCGGCAAGGTTTAAGGTTTCCATTATTTGCCCCCGATCAATTTTTGCATTTGTCCAATTTTATTGACCAGGTTTTGATAACCAGGCGAATTTTGGCCACCGGCCTGGCTCACCACTTCTTTGATGGCTTCATTGTCTTTGCTTCGAATAGCATCATACAAACGAATTGCATTGATGCCATCGTTGCCAAGAGTTTGCGACCAACGTTGTTGGAATTCGGACGCTGCAAATGGGTTTTTTGTACGGTTGAAATTGTTTTCAACACCCTGGGCAAATAGTTCCGTACCGGTGGAAAGTGCGCGGTTTACGCGGGCGGTTTGCTTGATCGCCTGGGGCGTCCATTCGGTTGTGCCGGACATTTGACCAGCAATTGCACGGCCCGCGTCGGTACTGGCCAAACCAGTTCCAGCCGATAAGGCTTGGGTTTGCAACGCCATATAGTGGCCCAATTGCTGAAGGTTGGTTGCATTGTCGCCACCAATACCAAGGCCATTCAAGCCAGCATAACCACCGGTCAAGTTTGCAAGTGTTCCGGAACCTTTACCGGAAATTACATCATCGGCCAACTTGATGATTTGATTGCTGTTGAATTGCTGCACCGGCACTTGTTGGGCCATTGCGCGGGTATCCAAACGCAATTTTGTTGCGGCTTCCAATGTTGCAGCATTTTCACCGGCGGGCATACGAACCGGCGCGTTTGCTGGCGCTGCTGGCATTGCTGGCTGCGCTGTAACCGCCGGACGTGGCATCTGCGGCGCTGGCGCTTGGACATTATTTTGCGGCAACACGCCGCCGCCCTGAACGCCGGTCGGCATTGCGTTGGCGGCTGCGCCGCCTGGTTGTTGCGCTGGATTTGCGCCAGCCGGAATTGTGACTTCGCCCAACAATTCGCCGTTCGGGCCGTAAGCCAAAGCGGTGGGATTGTTGTTCATGTCCACGCGGCCCGTTGCAACATAACGCGCACCTGGGCCAAGTTGGTTGGTCGCCAAAGGAGTTTGGCCAACCTGGATGCTTGGCGCCTGGCCAGCAACCGAAGGACGGGTGACGGTCGGCAAGATTTGGGCGCCGGTGTTCAATGTGCCAGGCTGCGGGCCAAACTGCGTTTCTTGCGTTGCAACTGGCAGCAATGTTTGTGCGCCAGTAATCGCCAACTGTGCAAAGTTTGTGCCTTCGGGCATCTTGCCCCAAATGGTTTTGTAAGAATCAGCCAAACGCCCAAGATCGGGATTGTCGGGATTGGTGGCCACCAGGTCGTCCAAGGCTTTTAAATACGTGTCTTTGTTGTTGACACCGGCTTTGCCCAAGATGTTGAAAGTTTGGCCGACCAATGCTTTTTGGTCTTGCGTCAAATTTTGCTTGGCTTTGCTGGCTTGCGTTTGTGCCGTGCTTAAATCAGCCACGTTTTTCAAAACGTCGCGGCCGGTCAATGGTGCAATTTTTGGAATGGCTGCATTGACTTTGCTCATGTCAATGTTGCCGTCAGTTTGGAAATTGTCAGGATTGGAAAAAAAGTCTTGCAGCCCAACGCGTTCGGTGTTGGCTTGCTTTTCTTTTTGCAATTGAATGCCGCCACGGCCGACGTTAATCATGTCGGCCAGCGACATTTGTTGCGGGCCTTTGATTTGGGCGCCAATCGGTTCAACGTTAAAAGTAGCCATATTTTTCCCCTTAACCTAAAAGCGCGTACATCATGGCAGCGTTGCCAATGTTGTTCATTGCGCCCGAATAGGCATTTGCTGAACCCACCTGGCCACCAGCGATTGCATTTGCGCCACCAACGGCCAACTGGCCCAAATTGGTAGCCGTGTTTTGGCCAATCGTGTTGGATTGGTTTTGCGCGTTTTGACCGATACCGGCCACGCCCGCCAGGGTGTTGTAAATGTCACGGCGCTGCGCCATGTATTGCGGAAGGGCTTGGCCCAACGTGTAGTCAATGGCAAACTTTTGCCCCGCCCTTTGAACATTTGATCCACCGCCGCCAACGTTCATGCCTTGCATGGCCCCTCCCGTTCCTTGCTGGACGGCAAACTGATACCCAGGCATATTCTGAATATCCTCCGCGGTCACCGGTTTGGTTAGGCTTGGCAACATTTCATTGATTCGATTCAACGCCCCATATCCGGCTTCCCGATACGGTTTGTTTTGCTCGTTCAAAATGTCGAACATTTCGCGCTGCTGCTGTGACGCCTCGCGGGTTCCTTGCAATTGCGTTTGCGCGGCGCCCTGGGCCGCTTTTGAACCCATGTAGCCACTTACAAGGCTTGTCCCACCAACAATTAGTGCGGCAGTTACAAATGTCATAATTTTTTTCCTTCCAATGATTTCATCTCGTCAATGATTGTTTTCAGTTTGTTGCCTGAATCAAACATTGACGTTTCATCCGGTTCGACCAGTTCTAATTCAATCTTGTCCAATTCGGTTTCTTCCGTCTTATGGATCGTCACCCCAATTGAATCCTGGGTGGCCAAAGTTACCCGTTTGGTTCCAGGCTTGCATTCAACAACATCGCCAGCCTGAAGTTTTTTCATTCCGTTTTCCGTCCACGCAATTATCTCGCCCTTCGCGCATAAAAAGAAGTGGGGGTGCTTATGAACCTTACCCACAATCAGCGTTCCAGCCTGGCGAAAAACCCGACGGCAATACATACCAGGCACAAAATAATGCTCGGTTTTTAATTCGGCTTGCGGGTGTTTAATCATTTCCGCTTGCAGCCGGTCGATCTGTTCCCGTGTCGGCGTGTCGCCAATGATTTCAAGTTCAGTCAAAACGTACCCCCGCCAATGCCGTTCAAGGCTGTCAAATCAGTAAATTTGCCCGCGGCCGGTGTCGTCAGGCCGATGGTGGAACCATTGATTACCGCATTGTCAATTGACACGTTGGTAATCGTGCCGCCGCTAATGATGATGTAAGCAAAGGTCGCCGACACAACATCGGGGTTTTGCAGCCAAATAATCCACTCACGCGCTGGCCGTCCGGTCGTCGGATCAAGGAACGCCGATTGCGGGAATCGAATGTTTGTGGATGATGCTGGATTGGGGGCGACCATTAGTTATCCCCCACCGACGCCTTTAGATTTGCGGAAACAATCACGGCCTTGATCGGGTCGGTCACCACCACTTCAAAAATGCGGTCACGCGACCAGCCCAGGCGGCGCCAAATGGCACGGTTTTGATACTGGCCAATCTTGCCAATCGTGATCCAATGTTCATTCGACCAGGTAGAACCGCCGTCGTTTGACCAGCGCAACATTGCCTGGGGATCGTCGCCCTGGCCGGTTGTAAGGCCAACGCCAGGTTGGAATTGGATTTGGAATTCCTCAAAAAACTGGCGCTGCAAGTCCGAAGTCAGGTGAACCGCACGGCGCAAACGACGAATCGTTGAACCGTTGTCGGTGTAAACCGCGTTGTCCAGGCTGTAAATTTTGCCGTTTTCAAAGTCGCCAACCAGGTTTTTGCCAGCAAAGAACGCATAGCAATTTGACCGGTGGCGATAAAAACCAGCCACGTTGTCCCAGGAAAGCCATTTGTGCCATTGCTGCGTGGCCAGGTCATAAACCCATGTCAGGTCAATCGAAGGAAACGTCACGACATACATTTCGTGGCCTTCGATTTGGTAGGTGTAAGCAAACGCGTCGGACACGTCGGCGCCAATCAGGCTTTGTTCTACCGCGTGGGTGGATGTTCGCACCATGCTGTAACCGTTCACGGCGCCGATGATGGCCTGGCCGCGGGTGTCGCGGCTCACAAACATAAACGATTCAGCAAACCTGGCAACGGAATACTTGGCCGCGCAGCCGTGCTGCATGGTCGTGCCGCTTACCCGTTGAAACGGGAATGTCGTCAGGCCGGAAATCACGTTGCCCACGTCCACCCAAACTTCGGTGGTGACTTCGCCAAGCAAATAAACCTGGCGGTGGTCAACGATCAAAGCCACCAAGGTGTCAGGGGCGCCGTCTTTGCTGCCGTAGTTGCCCGTTGTGGTCACGGCAAGGCCAAGGTCAGTCGCGGCCCAATTTTGCGTTCCTGGCTCGTTGTAGATGATGTACGAATCCACCGTGTCGGTGGAAGTCGCGCCTTGCCAAAGGCCATCGGTTGACGGCAACGTGGTGAACGTGTTGGTGCTGGCCACCCAGGTGTAGCGATTGGGGCCGTCCACAATGTAAGCGGTCAGGCCGTTGTTGGTGGTCACGTTGTCGGTGATTCGAACCTGGCCGGTGCTGGTGGTCAGCGTTCCGATTTGCGTGGCCACAAAAGCCGTGGTGACGCTGTAAACGCGATTGCCAACAACGACAACCAAATACTGGCTGCCGGACAACGCCCGCATTCCTCGCACTTCCGCTTCCCATAAGGCCAGTTCTTCAACCAGGCCAGGGGTTGGGTACAACGCGACAACGCCGCGGCTTCCAGGCTGCTTTGTGGGGTCAATTTCAGGGTAAAAATTGATGCACTCTTGCGCGTCTTGGTAGATTGACGGGGCTTCGTAAGAAGCGCCCACGAAGCCGAAGTCAGGCATTATGCAAATCCCCCGTCCATGATCCAACCAGCATCCTTGGCTTTGCCCATCAACAGCGTGTCAGGGTAACGCGCCACTTGCGGCGGCCGCATATTGGTTCGTTTGACCGTCGCCTTTGCTTGGGCTGCCAGCGAATTTATCATGGCCATTTGAACCTGGTTCATCTTGCCGTACATCGGCAGCAACCGTTCGGCCAAACACCAGCGCAACGCGTTGATGTAACCAGGCGGCAGCGCAATGTCATTTGTTTGCGCGGTGAACGTGCGGAATTGCGTATAGGCAAAAATGTGCATTTCGCCCTGGGCGGGATTCGGCCAAACGTAAATCGTGCCAAGGTTTTCGCTTGCCTGGTAATAAACGCCTTTTGGCCAGGGGCCGTTCAATTGCTTCAGGCCGATGGATTCGTATTGTTCCAGGGCAAAAATGGCCACGGGATAGTCCAGGCCGCCGCCGTAAATCGGGGCGCCGTTGCTGGTCGTGGTGACGCGCACAAACGCGGATTCCAGCGTCAGCGGGCGTTCGTAATAACCCTGAATAGTCGTGCTGGCTACCGTTTGCGATTTGCTGACGGTGTACGTTCCGGCTTCGTTGACGTTACCGCCACCACCGCTGACAAAGTTCACAATCGTGGTTCCGGCTGCAACGCCGGTTCCCGTCAACGTTTGGCCAATGGTGATGGCGCCGGACGTGACGCCGTTGGCCGGAATGGTCAGGGTTGTGCCGCTGATTGAACCGGTAAATGTGCAACCAACCTGGCCACCTGGGCCAATGGTGTATTGCGTTTGGTTTTGAACGACGGGAAAAATGATTTCGGTTTTGTAAAAAACCATCATGTTTTCGTTCGACCATTGGGCGCACATATCGTTCAACATATCGTAGCCGTCTTGGGCTTCGTCAGCGGTTGGAACCTCGCCCGCGGCCAAGGCGCCAATGTCTTTCATGGCGCGGGTAACAATGTCAAATGGCGTGGTCATGTTTTGCCTTTAAGGATGATTTGCTTTATATGCGTCAAATTCGGCTTTTAGTTCTTGAATGGCTTTAACCAAAGCGGGAATAATTTTTGTTTCCGTAATCTTTAACTTGTCAGCCATTTCATCGTCAGCAATCAAAAATTTACCTTCTTGAGTCCCCGCTAATTTTTCTGCCGCAATAATTTCTTGGGCCAAAAATCCTAAAGTATATTTTTCATCTTTGCGGGAACCATCTTTTGGCAATTCTGTAATGTTTCCATCAGAATCCGTTTCTTTATATCTATCCCTGTCATCGCGCTTATAAACAACGGGGCGTAAAGATTGAACAAAAGACAAACCATAAGGTGAATCTTCAACATCAGTCTTATCGCGTTCATCCGAAACAACCGTCCATGCCACTTGGACATAAGCATTTGTAACGGCGCTTGATCCAACAACCACACGATTGTTTTCAGTTGTTACGCTAAAAACTGGAGTGTTATTGCCAGCCGATGTTAATGTTCCAAGAATTACGTTTCCAGAACCGGTTGTGACGCTGTAACCAGCCGATCTTCCAATGGCCGTGTTGTAACTGCCTGTTGCCAAATATAAAGACAATGCGCCAAAAGCAGCATTGTCAGCCCCAGTTTGGTTTGTGTATAAAGACTGGAATCCTGACGATGTGTTTGTAAAACCACTCGTGGCGCTATATTGTGCTTGCGAACCGATAGCCGTATTATTATCAGCAGTTGCGTTAAGCAAGGCATCAAATCCAAAGGCTGCGTTGTTCACGCCGGTATTATTAACGCTTAGGGCTTGAAAACCCGCGGCCGTATTTTGATAGCCCGTTTCGTTGCCATATAATGCGTTAAGTCCGACGGCGGTATTATAATATCCGGTTTTATTATTATATAAAGTGTTTTTTCCGCAACCAGTATTACTGTGACCGCTTGTATTATATTGAAGTGAATCGCTTCCAATGGCAGTATTAAAATAGCCATTTGTCGATGTGTATAGCGCCCTGCTGCCAACGGCTGTGTTTCCAGTAGCAGCGGGGTCGGATAAAGAATAGCCAGCACCAAATCCAATGCCAGTGTTTGAATAATTGGTTACTGTGTTTCTTAAAGCGCCATATCCCACGCCAGTATTGCGATATCCCGTTGTGTTAAATGTAAGTGCTTCTGCGCCAAAAGCAGTGTTGTAAAGGCCCAAATCACCGCCCGTAGGAGTAGCACCAGGCATAGCGCCTGGGCCATAGATCGTGTTTGATTGACTTGCGCCAACACCTTGTTGAATGATGTATTGAACCGTACCGCCGGTTATACCAACAACACCATCGGTAAAAAAATTACCAACAACAGTTCCATCAATTGCATAAGTCGCCGGTGGAACATAAACCTGGCGATAAATTGTTTGACCAGCAATTGTGTAAGTTCCCGCAGCGGCTTTGGCGGCAAGAAATGCCGCGCTGTTTGCAACGCCGGTTGCGGATGTGCTTGCACCATAGTCAACGACATTGACTGGTGCGCCCTCTATCATTGAATAACTTACTTTTGTTAAAGACATAATATTCCTTTAATCTTGCAACTGTTCGTCTGTTGGTTTTGCTAGAGTAGGATGATTCCATTCTTTAATGTAATCACCTCTACCATCGCTATCATTTTGAAGGGCAATCGTTCCTCCAGGCGCAAAATCATTTATCGTTAATTCAGGATAAATTCTTTTTATTTGTTCGTATAGCATTAAGCAGCCCTCACTAATGAACCTGAAAAATTACTACCGGCATAAACAAAGCAGTTAGTCGCGGCGACAACTTGAAAATAAACTTCAAGATAATCGGTGGAACCGTTCATATACACCAGTTGAGAAATTGTCAAACCCCATTCATTACCCGCTGCCGTATGGACACGAACGGGGACAAGATATTGCGAACCGTTTTTATATAACCTTCCAAGAACATCTTGAACGCCAACGCTAACGTCTGCAAAATCTAACACCACGTTAATTTGATAGTAGCCAGCCACGGTTGGCGTAAAACGATAATTGGTAGCGTTGTCGTAATTTGAATTTGTATCAAATTGTTCTGTGTTAAAAGTTAACTTAGTAGTCGTTCCCGTATTAACAGTTTGATTTCCTGACAACGAAGCACTAAAGGCTGGCCCATTACCCGCCACGTTTGTGCCCAAACCAGTTTGTGGTAATCCAGTCGCATTAGTCAATACCAAAGCGGATGGCGTACCTAATGCTGGTGTAATCAACGTGGGGCTTGTGGAAAACACCAAATTTGTGCTTGTTACTCCAGTAGCGCCAGATGCCGTGTAACCGGTAATATTGTTAAACGATGTGATGCTTGCGGTTGATGCGTTTGTGCCGCCATTGGCAATCGGCAAAACACCGGAAATGTGCGTTGTAAGACCAATTTTTCCCCAGGAAGGGGCAACCCCTACGCCGCCTGAAATTAGCGCGTTACCGGTCGCCACATCGGCCAACTTGGCCAGCGTGGTGGTTGTGTTGGCATAAAGAATGTCGCCCACCGCGTAAACCGTTTGGCCAGTACCGCCAGCCGTGGCCGGAACGGTTTTCCAACCAATAACCTGGATTGCGTTGGCGTTGTCTTTGTAAAACAATTTGCCATCGGTAATGTTGATGGCAAGTTCCGACCCCAACGTGCTGTTTGTCAGATTTCCAGCAGTAGGCGCGTTTGTGGTCGTGCTGCTGCTGTAAATTAGGATTGGTGTGTAACCAGTTTGTGCCATGCTTAATACTCCACTTCAATTTTTGAAGTAAAAGGCGGCGCTTGTGAAAATGTTATTGTTGCACCTGACAAACTAAACGTATTTTTAAATTGATATACGCCATTTATAAAAATGTTTATTAAATTTTCAGACGACAAGGCAGTTGGCAAAGTGAAATTTACAGTTGTTCCGTCACCCGTAAAATTTGCAATTCTTGTAAATGCAGCATCATTTATTGGGGAAATATTGTCATAAGTTCCAAGCAACGTGCCAGCAGAATCTCTTAAAATAAATTTGTATGACA